ATGCCAACAATTTTACAATTAAGAAGAGGTACTACGGCCGAGAATGCTGCCTATACAGGTGCAGCTGGCGAAATTACAGTAGATACAACTCTAAACAAAGTGTTACTACACGATGGTTCTACTGCAGGCGGTAATACCACGGTTGGTAGTTTACAAGGAAATATTCAGTTAGGTAAGACAGCTGCAGGCGAAATAGATACGTCTTCAGGAAATCTTACAATAGATTCAGCTGGTGGAACAATTACGTTAGATGATAACGTAACAATTTCAGGAAACTTAACAGTTTCAGGAACAACTACAACTGTTGATTCAACAACAATCAGCATCCAAAATAGTTTTGTATTTGAAGGTGCAACAGATGACGCACACGAAACTACATTAACAACGGTTGATCCTACAGCAGATAGAACAGTTAGATTACCTAACGCAACAGGTACAATAGTATTACAAGATACTACTGATACACTTACAAACAAAACAATTACAAGTGCTGTATTAAATACAGCAGTTTCAGGTTCTGCTATACTAGATGAAGACAATATGGCTTCAGATAGTGCTACGCAACTTGCAACTCAACAATCTATTAAAGCATATGTTGACGCTCAAGTTACAGCACAAGATATGGACATTACGTCTGACTCTGGAACAATTGATGTTGATTTAGATTCAGAAACTTTAGATATTGCTGGAGGTACTGGTATTGATACAAGTGCTTCAGGTACTACAGTTACAGTTGCTATCGACTCAACTGTTGCAACTTTAACAGGATCACAAACTTTAACTAACAAGACTTTAACAAGTCCTGTTATGACAACACCTCAAATCAATGACTCATCAGCTGATCACCAATATGTGTTCGCTGTAAGTGAATTGGCGGCTGACAGAACAGTTACTCTTCCATTGTTAACTGGAAACGACCAAGTCACTATGGATGCTCACGCTTCAACGTTGACAAACAAAACAATTGATTTGGCAAGTAATACAGTAACAGGTAGTTTGGCAGAATTTAACTCTGCTCTACAATCTGAAAGTTTTGCTGGATTGGCTGCAACTCAAACATTAACAAACAAAACAATATCAGGTAGTGCAAACACATTATCAAACATTGGTAACTCATCATTATCAAATAGTGCGATAACTGTTTCAGATGGTTCTAATACTACAGCAGTTGCTCTAGGCGGAACAATGACTTTCTCTGGAACTAATAACGAAGTTGAAGTTTCTGAAAGTTCAGGAACAGTAACTATCGGATTACCTAACAACGTAACAATCTCTGGTAACTTAACTGTATCAGGAGATACTACAACAGTTAATACTGCTACATTGGCAGTAGAAGATCCATTAGTTGCTCTTGCAACTGGTAACAATTCTTCAGACGCTGTTGATATTGGGTTATATGGGTTGTACGATACATCTGGTTCACAAGACCTTTACGGTGGTTTCTTTAGGGACGCTGGTGATGGTAAGTGGAAACTATTTAAAGATAATCAGGCTGCACCTACAACAACTGTAAACACTAGTGGTACTGGTTATGCTGTTGCTACATTAGTTGCAAATTTAGAAGCAACTACTGCTACTTTGGGTGGTTCAGATATTATCTCTACAGATAACACTAAAACTTTGACAAACAAAACAATTGTGGCTGGAAACAATACGATTTCAGGCATTACATCTTCACACTTTGCTAGTGCTGTAACATTAGTAATTAATGATTCATCTGGATCTGCTGTTAAGACAATTGTTGGTTCTGCAAGTTAATAATCAAAATTAATCTAAACCGATTTTTAGACACACCATAATTGCGTCTTTCCAACGCCTAATAATCGTATAAATAGTAATAAAGGATTAATATGGCCAACCCAGCAACAAGAGAACAATTAAAACAGTACGCTTTAAGAACACTAGGGAAACCTGTAATTGAAATCAACGTAGATGACGATCAGGCTGAAGATAGAATAGATGAAGCGCTACAATATTTTGCTCAATATCACTATGATGGCGTTGAGAGAACATACCTTAAATACAAAGTAACTCAAGCAGACGTAGATAGAATTAAATCGCCTTCAGGTGATACTGCGTCTAGTGTAACTAAAAATTCTGTTACTACTGCATGGAGTGAACAAAATAATTTCATAGTAGTACCTGAAGCCGTATTAGCAGTTACAAGAATATTCCCTCTATCAAATAGAGGTAATCAAAATTTATTTGATATTAGATACCAATTAAGATTAAATGACTTGTATGATTTTTCATCTACAAGTATTATACACTATGATATGGTATTAAGACATTTAGACTTTTTAGATCACATACTAGTTGGTGAAAAACCTATTAGATTTAATCAATACAATAACAAATTATTCGTAGATATGGATTGGAAAAATGACATATCTGTAGGAGAGTATCTTGTTATTGAATGTTTTAGAAAATTAGACCCTACAGTTATGACAGACGTTTATAATGACATCTATTTAAAAAGATATACTACAGCATTAATCAAAAGACAATGGGGTGCTAACTTATCTAAATTTAATGGTGTTGCCATGTTAGGTGGTGTTACACTTAACGGTCAACAAATATTTTCAGAAGCACAAGACGATATAAGAAAATTAGAAGAAGAAATAAGGGGCACATACGAAACGCCTGTAACTTACATGATAGGATAATGCCATGCCAGTCAATCATCATTTTCAAGGCGGCAATGGAATTGGTAATGAAGCAGAGAGAAGATTACACGAAGATTTAATCATAGAAGGTCTAAAGATATACGGCCTAGATAATTTCTACTTACCAAGAACATTAGTCAACAAAGATTTAGTTTTAGGAGAAGATACCCTATCTAAATTTGACCAATCTTACATGATTGAAATGTACATGGAAACTGCTGAAGGTTTTGGTGGTGAACAAGAATTAGTATCTAAATTTGGTTTAGAAATTAGAGAAGATACAACATTTGTAATTGCAAAAAGAAGATGGCAAAATCAAGTTGATAACAAAGCAAATAGTATTGTAGATGGTAGACCTAACGAAGGTGATTTAATTTATGTACCTTTGATGAATAGTTTTTTTGAGATACAATTCGTAGAAGACCAGGAACCATTCTTTCAACTAGGTAACTTACCTGTTTATAAATTAAGAACAACTAGATTTGAATATTCTAGTGAGAAAATTGATACAGGCAGATCAGAAATTGATGTTGCTGAAGATAGATTATCTATAGATCAATTACAACATCAATTAACATTAGAAGATGGTGGTGGTATCATGTTAGAGGATTCTGATACTACATTAAACAATATAAACTTCTTATTGGCAGAAACACACGAAGATATAAATCTTGCAACACAAACTAGAGATTACGCTGATAACGCCACGTACAATGCTGACGCTGGGTTTGATACTGCTAGTACAGGTGATGACATATTAGACTTTACAGAAAGAAACCCTTTCGGAGAGGTTGATGAAACATAATGTTTGGAAAACAATTTTACCACGAATCATTAAGAAAAATTGTTGTATCATTTGGTACAATATTTAATAACATTGTTATTGTAAGAAAAGATGGCGATGGTGGTACAATACAAAGATTAAAAGTACCTCTTGCATATTCGCCTAAAGAAAAGTTTTTAACAAGACTAGAGCAACAACCTAATTTAGATCAAAGAGAAATGGCAATGACATTGCCTCGTATGGGTTTTGAAATTTCTAGTTTATCTTATGACTCATCTCGTAAATTACAAAGAGTAGGTAAGTTAAAAAATGTAAATACTTCAGACGCAAGTAAGCAATATTATCAATACAATCCTGTACCATACAATCTATCATTTAATTTATATTCATTTACAGCAACTGCTGAAGATGGTTTATGTATTATAGAACAAATACTACCATACTTTCAACCAGACTATACGGTTACAGTAAATGCAATACCTGCTATGGGTATAAAAAGAGATGTACCGATAACACTAAATAGTGTTGACTATCAGGATACATATGATGGTTCATTTACACAAAGAAGAGCTGTAAACTATACATTAAACTTTACAGCAAAAACTTATCTATATGGACCTATATATTCTAGTAAAGTTATTAAAACTGCTCAAACAGATTTGTATAATGACACAGGATCTAGTGCAGAAAAAGAAGAAAGAATCGTTGTAGTACCTAATCCAACTACGGCTGACGCTGATGATGATTTTGGATTTACAACAACTATAACTAATTATTAATTATGACTATAGACGAAAAAATAAACGAAGCACTTGGTATCTCTAACGAGAAAATACTAACTAAAGCTGTAGTAAAAAAAGAATTTACTCCACCTGTACCTAGGTTGGAAGATAAAGAAAAAGAAGACGTTGATAACGATTACAAATATAGTAGAGAAAACTATTATAATCTTATTGAACGAGGACAAGACGCCATACAAGGTATATTAGATATTGCAAATGAAAGTCAACACCCTAGAGCATACGAGGTTGCAGGTAACTTAATCAAACAAGTTGCTGATACGGTTGACAAACTACAAGACTTACAAGGTAAACTTAAAACACTTAAAGACGTACCTAATAAAACAAGTACGAATATAAAACAAGCTTTATTTGTTGGGTCTTCAGCAGAATTACATAAAATGTTAAAGAATAAAAATAAGAACGTAACTCCTGAGGAAGATAAAACATTCAAAGATGGCTTTAATCCTGAGGAGCACAAATATGATTAATCACTTTGAGTTATTAGAATCAAAAAGAAAACACATAATAAATTACTCACAAGAAAAAATACCAGAAAAAAAAATAGTAGAAGACGCATTATATAAAGCGTGGAAAACTCAACCATCTAAAAATAATATGATGGCTTACTTTGTTGATGTATATGGTCCTGATAAACAAATATACAAAGAATATATATGGAAATTATGTAATCAAAATCATATTAGAACAGATAAAGAATATAACTCAAAAAAATTTTCAAACGTAACAAGGGATGCAAAAAAGTATCCTAACCCTAATTATCAGCATATAAGATCATCTGCTTATCTATTTGTTTTTTCACAAAGATTAGTTGAGAAACCAAATCCTTTTTATCAACAAATGATAAAGAGAGGAGAACATGTTGCTGATGAAATGATACCAGAACAAATGCAAAGTTTAAGAGAACATGTAAGTATTGAAGTAGGAATATTTTGTGCTAACTTAACAAATTATTTGTTATCTAGTGGTCTGGATATATCTTATAATTTATGTTTTTCTAAAGATTTAAATAGATGGCATGATTATGGTTTTTCACATATGCAATCTCCACCAGTAGTTATGATGTCAACAGGTTATGCTGATATGACTAGAAAGCGATATTTACAAGGTTCTGAGCTTTATAGAAATTTAAAAATGAAAATAAAAAATAATCCTGATACTAAACCAGATTTAGAGGAAATTATTGTTTGGAGAAATAACAATAAATTAGATAAATGACAGAAGCATATCTAGGTAACCCAAATCTTTATAAAGCAAATCTTCCACAAAGTTATACGGAAGAACAAGTAAAAGAGATTGCAAAATGTATGGACGATCCTATACATTTTATAAAGACATATACAAGAATTGTAAACATTGATGAAGGTTTAGTACCTTTTAATATGTACCCTTTTCAGGAGAAAATGGTTAAGACATTCCATGATAATCGTTTTTCTATTTGTAAATTACCTAGACAGTCAGGTAAGTCAACTACAATTATCGCATATCTATTACATCAAGTTATATTCAATGACAATATAAACGTTGCCATACTTGCAAACAAATCATCTACTGCTAGAGATTTATTAGGTAGATTACAACTTGCATATGAAAACTTACCTCAATGGTTACAACAAGGTGTACTAAATTGGAACAAAGGTTCTTTAGAATTAGAAAACGGCAGTAAAATACTTGCAGCTGCAACATCTTCAAGTGCGATTCGAGGTGGTTCATTTAACATCATATTCCTTGATGAGTTTGCTTTCATACCTAACAATATATCTGAGCAGTTTTTTAGTTCAGTTTATCCTACAATATCTTCTGGTAAAACTTCTAAAGTTATGATTGTATCTACACCACATGGAATGAATATGTTTTATAAACTGTGGAATGACGCTCAACATAAACGAAATGATTATGTACCTATTGAAGTACATTGGTCAGAGGTACCTGGTAGAGATGAGAAGTGGAAAGATGAAACAATTAGAAACACAAGTGAGGCACAATTTGCTACCGAGTTTGAGTGTGAGTTTGTAGGATCAGTAGATACATTAATCAATCCATCTAAATTAAGAAACTTATCACACAATACACCATTAGTATCTAACGAAGGTTTAGATATGTACGAGAGAGCAGAAAAAGGTAAAGATTATGTTATGACAGTTGACGTAGCACGTGGTACTGTAAGAGATTATTCTGCCTTTACTGTATTTGACGTAACACAAATGCCATATAGAATGGTTGCAAAATTTAGAGATAATGAAATTAAACCTATATTGTTTCCTCACACTATTGAGAAAGTTGCAAGAGCATATAACAATGCTCATATATGTGTTGAAGTAAATGATTTAGGACATCAAATAGCAGACGCTTTACAGTTTGAATTAGAATACACAAACTTATTAATGTGTATGATGAAAGGTAGAGCAGGTCAAATACTAGGTGGTGGTTTCAGTAAAAGAGGAACACAATTAGGTGTTCGTATGACCAAACAAGTAAAACGTATAGGTTGTTCAAACTTAAAGTCTTTACTTGAAGGAGATAAAATAATCATCAATGATTTTCATACAATACAAGAGTTATCAACATTTGTAAGACGTGGTAGTGGTTGGCAGGCTGAAGAAGGTTCTAATGACGATTTAGTTATGTGTTGCGTTATCTTTGCATGGATCACTAATCAAAGATATTTCAAAGAAATGACTGACCAAGATGTACGTGCTAAAATGTATGCTGAACAACAAAACGCAATAGAACAAGATATGGCACCTTTTGGGTTTATGGACAATGGTCTGGAAGAAGAATATCAACAAGACGATAGTGGCGAAGTATGGCGCCCAGTTACCGTGCGAAAAGGTGATATATTATAAATATAAACGAGATTAATGATACCTATTAGCTAATAAGAGGAGAACAAACATATGGCATTTCAAGTTTCACCAGGTGTTCTCGTACAAGAGAGGGATTTAACAAACGTAATCCCAGCAGTGGCAACTACGATCGGTGCCGTTGCAGGACAGTTCAATCAAGGACCTATGGACGAAGTAACGTCTATTAGTTCGGAGAAAGAATTAGTAGAAACGTTTGGAAAACCTGACTCTACAAACTTTGAATATTGGTTTAGTGCTGCTAGTTTTTTGCAGTATTCATCAAGTTTAAGGGTAGTACGAGCTGCAAACACTTCAAGTGTTAACGCTGTTGTATCTGGATCAGCATTAAGAATAAAGAACACAGATCATTACCAAAACGGTGACGGAAGTACAGGACCTTACAATGATGGTTCGGCTAACGTTGGCGAATGGGCTGCAAGAACAGCAGGCGCATGGGGTAATAACTTAAAAGTTTCAGTATGTCCGAGTGCAACGGCATATGAAGCAGTAAATAAAACAACAACAAATGACGCTTCAACAGCAGTTGGAGATACAACTATCGTATTAACTTCAGGAACTGATTTTAATGTAGGCGATATTGTAAACTTCGGCGAGTCTGGCGGCCACGAATACAGAATTACAGGTGTTTCATCAAACACTTTAACTTTTGTAAGACATCCATCAGGCACAGGCGGACTACACACAGCTGTTGCAAACGGTTCACAAGTAAGAAGAAGATGGCAATACTACGATCTAGTAGATAAAGCACCAGCAACATCAACATACGCTTCTAATAGAAGTGGTGTAAATGACGAAATGCACATAGTAGTCGTTGATGAAGACGGTGGTATTACAGGTACTGCTGGTGAAGTTTTAGAAGTTTATGATTCAGTATCAAAAGGATCAGACGCTAAAACAGCACAAGGCGATACTAACTACTACGTTGACGTACTTTACAACCAATCAGAATACATCTATTGGATGGATCACGTTGCGACAGGATCAAATTGGGGTAGTGCAGTTGCAGGATTAACATTTACTGCTCTGTCAGCACCTTTTGCTAGATCACTTGTAAGTGGTGCAGATGGTTCCGCAGTATCAACTGCTGAATTAAAAACTGCTTACGAAAAATACAATGACGCTGATACTGTAGATGTTAACTTAATCATCGCTGGTAAAGGTAACGCTACACACGTTGATAACTTAATTACAATCGCTGAAAACAGAAAAGACGCAATAGTATTTGTGTCTCCTGAAAGAACAGATGTAGTTAATGTTTCAAATAGTACTACTCAAACAACTAACGTAAAAGGTTTCTTTGACGGTATTAGATCATCATCATACGTTGTATTTGATAGTGGTTACAAATATACATACGACAAATATAATGACGTATTCAGATATGTTCCTTTAAATGGAGACATTGCTGGATTAGCTGCAAGAACAGACTTAATCGCAGACTCATGGTTCTCACCTGCTGGTTTCAACAGAGGAGTAATTAGAGGTGCAGTTAAACTTGCTTACAATCCAACACAAGGACAAAGAGATGAATTGTACAGAGCGAGAGTAAACCCAGTTGTAACATTACCAGGACAAGGTACTTTATTGTTTGGTGATAAAACTGGATTATCAACGCCGAGTGCTTTTGATAGAATAAACGTAAGAAGATTGTTTATTACTTTGGAGAAGGCAATATCAACAGCTTCTAAATTTCAACTATTTGAATTTAATGACGAGTTTACAAGAGCTCAATTTAGAAACATAGTTGAACCATTCCTAAGAGATGTACAAGGTAGAAGAGGTGTTACAGACTTTAGAGTAGTTTGTGATACATCTAATAACACTGCTAATGTCATTGATAGTAATGAGTTTAGAGCTGATATATTTGTTAAACCGAATAGATCAATCAACTTTATACAACTACAATTCGTTGCGACACGATCAGGTGCTGCTTTTGAAGAAGTGGTAGGAGGATAAACACATGCCAAATATAAATGACTTTAAAGCTAAGTTAAGAGGCGGTGGGGCTCGTGCCAATCAGTTTAGAGTAACAATGCCTTTCCCTGGATTTGCAGCTGTAGGTGGGGAGACTGAAACAATGTCTTTCTTAACTACATCTACATCTTTACCAGGAATGACAGTTGCGGAAGTAGCTATTCCATTTAGAGGCAGGGAGTTATATGTTGCAGGTGATAGAACATTTGCTACATGGACTACAACTATTCTAAACGATACTAACTTCTTAATCAGAAACGCTTACGAAAGATGGTTAAATGGTATCAACAATATGTCAGATAACGAAGGATTAGTAAATCCTGTAGATTATCAAGTTGACGGTTTTGTTGACCAATTAGACAGAAACGGTAACGTGATTAAATCATACACATTTAGAGGAATGTTTCCAACAACTCTGGATGATATTGCTCTATCGTATAGTGATAACAACTCCGTAGAGAGTTTTACTGCTACACATAGATACCAATACTTTGAAACAAACACTACTACTTAATACCGTTATAAGTATTAATAGTAATAGGAGAAACTAAATTATGGCTGAACTGTTTGGGTTTAAGATAGAACGTTTAAAAGACGCTACAACCGATCCAAGACAAAATATAGTTCCACCTCAAGCGGAAGACGGTACACAAACCGTCCCCGCTGGTGGGTTTTTTGCGTCTTATGGCGGATTTGATGTAACGGCTAGAAACGAGCTAGACTTAATAAGAAGATATAGAGAAGTATCACTCCACCCCGAGTGTGACCTCGCAATAGAGGATATCATATCTGAAGCAATCGTATCAAATGAAAATCAACAATCTGTACAATTAGATTTAAGTAAAATTGAGTACAGCGAATCTATCAAAAAGAAAATAAGAGAATCATTCCATGAAGTATTAAAGTTATTAAACTTTGATATAAAAGGACACGATATTTTTAGAAGATGGTACGTAGATGGAAGAATGTACTATCATAAAATTATAGACAAAGATAGTCCTAGATTAGGGATTACAGAATTAAGATATATAGACCCTCGTAAAATCAAAAAGATTAGAGAGGTCAGAAAGCAAAGAACAGATGGTATGCCTTCTTCATTTGCTTTTGAAAACAAATTCCAAGAATATTATATATTCAACGAAAGAGGAATACATCCAACTGCTACATCAAACGCAGGTGGGTTAAGAATAGCGACAGACGCTATCGCATTTTGTCCGTCTGGTTTAATAGACCAACAACAAAATACAGTTTTATCTTATTTACATAAGGCAATTAAACCTGTCAATCAATTAAGAATGATTGAAGACGCTGTTGTAATATACAGAATTGCTCGTGCACCAGAAAGAAGAATATTCTATATTGATGTAGGTAACTTACCTAAAATCAAGGCTGAACAATATTTAAGAGATGTTATGGCTAGATATAGAAACAAACTTGTATATGACGCAAGTACTGGTGAAATAAGAGATGACAGAAACTATATGAGCATGTTAGAAGACTTTTGGTTACCTCGTAGAGAAGGTGGGAGAGGTACTGAAATCACTACATTGCCAGGTGGTCAAAACTTAGGTGAAATAGGAGATATAGAATACTTCCAAAAGAAACTATATCGTTCACTTAATATACCAATCAGTAGATTAGAAGGTGGTCAAGGATTTAATCTTGGTCGTGCAGCTGAAATTAGTAGAGATGAAGTTAAGTTTACTAAATTTGTAGGCAGACTACGTAAAAAATTCTGTATGCTTTTCCATGATCTATTGAAAACACAATTGATTTTAAAAGGCGTTATTAGTCCAGATGAATGGGACTTTATGCAAGGCGATATTACATACACTTTCTTACAAGATGGTTATTTTGCTGAATTAAAACACAGCGAAATGATGAGAGAAAGAGTTATGCTCGCTCAACAACTAGAAGGATATGTTGGTAAATATTTCTCTAACGAGTATATAAGAACCAAGATATTAAAACAAAATGAAACAGAAATTGAAGAAATTGATAAGCAAATTGAAGAAGAAGGTTCAGACGAGTTACCAATGGGTGACCAATCTGGTGAATTAGAACCTACTAAAAAGAAACCAAACGGCGAAGCCCCAGCGGCAGCTGCAGCTACAGCAAAGGCAGATAAAAAAGACTTTAAGGATGCTGAAGATAAAGCTAGGGACAAATACAAAAGTACAGAAAAGTAAAGGAGAATAATATGTCTGAAGAAGTAATTAGATATGGTGCTGGTGGCGTTCCTTACAAACCAAAGAAGGCAGAAGCACCTAAGGAAGAAGTTAAAGAAGAAGTAATATCTGAAATTTTAACAAAGAATCCTAACAAAGAAAAAAAATCTGAAACTACTAAAGAAAAAAAGTAATAGGAGATAAATAATATTATGAGTAAAGAAAATTTAAACAAGTTTGTTAATTCACTACAACAAGGTGACGCTAAACAGGCAGGAGAAGATATAAAAAATGCTCTTGCAGATAAAGTTAGTGCAGCCTTAGATGACGCTAAAGTTGATGTGGCAAAGTCAGTATTTACAGGACAACAAGGCGCAGACGCTCCAGAAGCGAATGTGTTTAGTGGTAATGATATAAGTGCTGAAACTCCTGCACCAGAGGTAGCTAGTGATGAAGTGGCTCAGTAATTTTATCAAAGATAATATAACTGAAGGCAACGATTATAAGCGTACTAGACAGTACAACAAACTTACGCCTAAAATGAAGCGTGCTGTAGATATGATTTTCAGAGCTGCTGATAAAGACGCAGATCAAATAAAAAACTTTGAGAAAAACGTCAATACAGCTGCAAAACAATTTGGTGTAAGTAAACAAGATTTAATGACGTATTTTGATAAAGAAACGTTAACAATTTTAAGGAGATAGAAATGGGAACATTTATAATAAAAGGAACCGCTGTTGCAGGTACATTGACGAATAATTCAATCGGCAATTCACCTTTTGTAAGAGTAGTTGCTACTGCTGGTACAAATACTATTACAGTAAAAGATGGCGCTACTACGTTAGGTACAACTTTATTACATTCTGCTGGCGATGAAATTACGATAGAAAAACATCCTAAACATACAATTTCATCAAGTGCAGCTGTAAGTGCTACTGCTGTTGGCGTAGGACACTAACATGGCTGATACAGTATCTACACAAACATTAACAGATACGACAGGCGTAAAGTTTGCCGTTAAGATGACTAATTATTCTGACGGTACAGGTGAAACTTTAGTTAAGAAAGTTGACGCTAGCGAAACAACTTTTATGACTGAAGACGGCAATCGTAAAATATCAAAAATCTTTTATTCAGTTAATACTGCAAACCCTAAATCAGCAGTAGAATTGATATGGGATGGTACAGATAACGCAACGGCAGTTTTGTTGTCTGGTCAAGGTTTTTGGGACTTACGTGCCGATGGTAATGAGATAGGTAACAACGCAACAACACCAACAGGCGATGTTTTACTATCTACAAAAAATTTCGCAATTGGTGATAATTACACGATTTTAGTGGTTTTCAGATAATAATTTGTATAAATATTAGAGAGAAATTAGAGATAGATACAAATGAAATTAATAACCGAAGAAATATCAAACGCAGAATATATCGTAGAAGAAAAGAATGGTAAAAAAAACTATTCTATCAAAGGTGTATTCATGCAATCAGACGTAAAAAATAGGAATGGAAGAATCTATCCTAAAGAAATCTTACAAAAAGAAGTTGTAAGATACAATAGAGAGTTCATCAATAAAAACAGAGCATTCGGCGAACTTGGTCATCCTGATGGCCCGACAGTAAATTTAGAAAGAGTTTCGCATATGATAAAGGCTCTATATCCAGAAGGCAGTAATTTTATAGGTGAGGCACGAATTTTAGAAACCCCATATGGAAAAATAGTGAAAAGTTTAATTGACGAGGGTGCAAAATTAGGTGTTTCAAGTAGAGGAATGGGCACACTTGCAAATGTAGGTGGTGCTAATGTAGTTAAAGACGATTTTTACCTTGCAACCGCGGCTGATATAGTCGCAGACCCAAGTGCTCCAGACGCTTTTGTAGAAGGCATTATGGAAGGCAAAGAATGGGTTTGGAATAATGGGATTTTGAAAGAGCAAGAAGTAAACGAATTAAAGTTACAAGCAGAAAGCAAAGAGAGAATGGCAAGGGCAGAAAAGAACGCTGTTGTATTCGAATCTTTTCTTAAAAAGCTGTAATTTTATAAATAGTAATTAACACATTCCGATAGGAGTGGTGTGATTATTGCAATAATTAACAAGTAAAACTATTGAGGAGATAGAACAATGGCTGATAAAACTGTGGCAGATTTGCCAAAGAAAAACGCAGCTCCAGCTGAACCAGCAAAGTCGTTACAGGCAACTGTACAACAAGTGATGAATAAAGCAATCACTTCACCGACTGACGCTAAAGTAGATTTCGCACAAGGCGTTAACCATATTACAGGTGACGCACATCAAAAAAGTGCAGGAGCGGCTGACGCAATGCAATCTCTAAAAGCAGAGGCAGAACCGAATAAAACAAAAGCGGTTGTTGCTAACGAAGCTGACGAGAAAAAAGACGAAAAAGAAAAAGAAGAAGTTAAAGAGGCAGAATACGCTGATAAAAAAGATGATGAGAAAAAAGATGTGAAAGAAGGTGAAATGCCTGCTGGACTTAAAAATTACCTTGACAAAAAATCTGACAAGTCTGATGACAAAGAAGACAAGAAAGATGTTAAAGAGTCTGATGAAAAAGAAAAAGATGTAAAAGGTGCTGAATCTTTGAAAGCAAGTGCTGACAAAGTTAAGGACAAAGAACATCCAATCGTTAAAGAAGAAGACGAGAAGAAAAAAGAAGACGCAAAAGAGTCAAGTGAAAAAGAAGACGAGAAGAAAAAAGAAGTTTCTGAATCTGAAGATAAAAAAGAAGATGAAAAAGAAGTTAAAAAAGAAACTGCTAAAGACAAAGTTAAAGATATGGACATGAAAGAAGATGTGGCTGCTCTAACTGATGGTGAAGAACTATCGGAAGAGTTTAAAGCAAAAGCTGCTACTATATTTGAAGCTTCTGTTAAAGCAAAACTCGTTGAAGAAATTGAGAAATTAGAAGGCGAATACGAAACTAAGGTTGCAGAAAAAGTTGAAGAAACTAAATCTGAAATCGTAGAAAAAGTTGACGCTTACCTAAACTATGTCGTTGAGGAGTGGATGAAAGAAAACGAATTGGCGATAGAAAAAGGTTTAAGAGCTGAGATTACTGAAGATTTTATCGGTGGTCTTAAATCTTTATTTGAATCTCACTACATCAATGTTCCACAAGAGAAGTATGATGTGATTGAGGCTCAGACTGCTGAAATAGAGAAGTTAAAAGAAGAAGTTAACCAAACTATTGAGAAAAACGTTGAGTTAAATCAGGCAATCGGTAATCATGTAAGACAAGATATTATCAATGATGTATCTTCTGATCTTGCTGAAACTGAAACTGAAAAACTTAAAGGTTTAGCAGAAAGTATTGAATACAAAGACGCTGAAAGTTTTAGAACAAGTGTAGAAACATTAAAAAATTCTTACTTCCCTAAAGCAAAAGCGAGTGAAACTGAATCTAATGAAGTGGCTGAAAACAATGCTGGCTCTATGAACGAGTCAATGGCTGCATATACAGCTGCAATTAGTAAATCAAAGAAAAATCCTTATCTAAAGTAAGGATTAGTTAATTAACTAAAAGAAGGAGAGATAGAAAAATGTTTTTATCTGAATCAATGCAAAACAAGTGGCAGCCCGTTTTAGACCATCCTGATCTTCCCGAAGTCAAGGATAGTTATAAAAGAGCCGTTACTTCAATGGTATTAGAGAACCAAGAAAAGTCGCTTAAAGAAGACGCTGCTTTCTTATCAGAAGCTGCGCCAACTAACGCAACTGGTTCATCTATACAAAATTGGAATCCTATTTTAATTAGCTTAGTAAGAAGAGCAATGCCTAACCTTATCGCTTACGATATTGCTGGCGTTCAACCTATGTCTGGCCCAACAGGTCTGATTTTCGCTATGAGAAGCAGATATACTTCTCAAAGTGGTGGTGAAGCTCTTTTTGACGAAGCTGATACAGACTTTTCTGGAAGAAACAAAGCTGGTTCTTCTGTGTCTGGGGCTTCCGCTGTAGCACAAACTGGTGAAAACCCAGCTGTACTTAATGACTCAATCGGTACTTCTACTGGTTACACAACTGGTACTGGTATGACAACTGCATATGCAGAAGCACTTGGAGACGCAGCTGCGAACTCATTTGCTGAAATGGCTTTCTCAATTGAGAAATCTACTGTAACTGCAAAAAGCAGAGCATTAAAGGCTGAGTACACTATGGAATTAGCACAGGACCTTAAAGCAATTCACGGCTTAGACGCTGAAACTGAATTGTCAAACATCTTATCTGCTGAAATCTTAGCTGAGATCAATAGAGAAGTTGTAAGAACAGTTTACAGAACTGCTGAAGTAGGTGCTGCTGATAATGACAACTCACATGCTGCAATTAACACAACAACTGCTGGTATATTTGACCTTGACACAGACTCTAATGGTAGATGGTCTGTTGAGAGATTTAAAGGTCTTATGTTCCAATTGGAAAGAGATGCAAACACAATCGCTCAGAGAACCAGAAGAGGAAAAGGTAACATGATTATCTGTTCTTCAGATGTTGCCTCTGCATTACAAATGGCGGGTGTTTTGGATTACACTCCTGCATTAAACAACAACCTAAACATTGACGATACTGGTAATACTTTTGCTGGTGTATTAAATGGTAAGTTTAAAGTTTACATTGACCCATATGCTGCTAACTTAGCTTCAAATGCGTCACCTACTAAACAATACTACGTTGTTGGTTACAAAGGAACTTCTCCATACGACGCTGGATTATTCTATTGTCCGTATGTACCTCTACAAATGGTTAGAGCAGTAGGTCAGGATAACTTCCAACCGAAAATCGGTTTCAAAACACGATACGGTATGGTAGCTAACCCATTCGCTGGTGCGAGTGCTTCTGGCAACATTACTGCTGACGGTGTTGGTGCAATCAACGCTAACAGATACTACAGACGTGTTCAAGTTAAGAACATCATGTAATATTTGTTGAGAAACAATTTAGAAAAGGGCGCTTCGGCGCCCTTTTTTTTAGCATAAATAAAAGTAGATTATGTTTTATACTGAAAGAATAACAATTTACAAAGAGTCAAAATCAACAATAATGAATACGATAGTTAGAGCAATCGCAGGTATAGTACTAATTGGTGGTTTCTTTTTTCTACTTTCACTAGGTCTTAATTACTTACAAAAACCTAACGCATTAGAAAAGATAGAACAAAGACTAGATGAAGCAGAACAATCACAATCTGTACTTACAGAAAACGAAAAGAAGTTAAAAACTGAAGCCCAAACTAAAGAATGGGAAGAGGTAGACGAAAAGACAATAATACCTCTGCCTAAACCTAAGTAATTTTCATATAAATAGCTGTATGACAGTAACAAACTCATACACAAGACAACCAACTAAACTGGACTATGCGAGTCCTACACAGTTTAAGTTTACTATAATTAAGTTACCTAAAGTAGAATATTTTTGTACTACGGCAAATGTACCTGGTGTTACAATGGGTTCTTCAGCACAAGCTACACCTTTTAAAGATGTACCTATCCCTGGTGATAAACTAGAATACGATACATTAAACATACAGTTTTTAGTAGATGAAAATTTAGAAAACTATAGAGAGATACATGGTTGGATGACTGGTCTTGGATTTCCTAAAGACCATTCACAATTCAGATCATTGCAGGCTGCAGGATCAGATAGATATCCTACAACAACAAGAGAAGACTTAAACAAAGAAATAGGTGATGTAGTAAAACAAACTTCAGATGATGGTGGTTTATATTCAGACGCTACACTATTCATCTTAACAAGTAAAAACAATTCAAATATAGAAGTACGTTTTAGAGATATTTACCCTATATCATTATCTGGTTTAGATTACAATCAACAAGCAACAGATGTAAATTACTTAACAGCAAGTGTTACATTTCAATACAAAATTTATGAGTTTGCTAATGTTAGTGGGAGTGGCGTACTAGAAACAACTACTTAATTATATTATAAATTATATTATGACTGTTCTTATAAAACCTAGAGATAGGAATCCTCATCACAATAAGTTAATGACTAAAGGTGGTCCTGGTGACAAGTACCTTGGTGATGGTACTGTTGACATGAGTCAATGGTTTAAAAAAGTTGATATACTAGAAGACCAAATCAGAAATAACGACATCTGGTTTTGTAGTGCTCCTTTCACAATGGTCTACACTACAACTAGAGGCGAATATGCACCATGCTCATGGGCTGCTGAAGGTTTCAATCCTAATATAAAAGACGTACCTATTCGTAGATACTTTGAAGATAATAAAAATTTAAATGATTTACGTAAAGAAATGGTTACACCAGGTTCTAAATTAGAACTTGCAAAAAAATGGTGTAAACAATGTATGTTTCAGGAAAAAAACTATGGCAGATCAAGGCGACAAGCTTCTCTTAAAATACAAACAAACGATCACGCAATATGGCCTGGTATAAGAAATGCAGTAGAGTATTTTAAAAGAAGAAACAAAGGTGTATTTCAGGACAGAATATTTGAGATACAAGTAAAGGCATTTGGTAACAAATGCAACCTTGATTGTTATATGTGTATACCTTACGACTCTACTACACGATTAAAATCTATACACTCGGAAGAAGTGAAAGGTGAAAAGGTTTTTTCTGATTATGCAAAGGCGCCTATAGAATTAGTAAAAGGTGAGAAGTTAAAAAACGTTGTAGATCAGATAGTTGAATTAGCACCATACATTTATAATTTAAAATTTATAGGTGGCGAACCATTAGTTATGAAAGACTTTTATATGTTGTTAGATAAGATATGTAAAACAGGTCATGCTGATAAAATGTTTGTAAAATATCAAACTAATATGTCAGTACTATCAATGGAAAAATTAAGATTATTAGATTACATTCCTAAGTTTATGCAATTTGAATTTACGGTATCTTTAGATGGTATAGGTAAGTCTGTAGAATATATAAGACGTAGAACAAACTGGCAAGATGTAGTAAACAATATAAAAGAAGTTAAAAAGTTTCCTAACGTAACGGTTAATATAAACGGTGCAATATCTTTTTTAAGTGTATTAAGATTTTACGAATTGATAGAATGGATAGATAAAAATAAAACATTGTTCAAACAAATCAATTGGTCTAATATAAGAAATCCTAAAAAGTTATGTGCTAATGTTTTGCCTGACGAAATAAAAAAGAAACTTATACCAAAGTATAAAGGTTTTCCTGATATACAACAACTGCTAGAAGAAAGCAACGATGGCCTAGATTATCAGGACACGTTAGACTATCTTTTAATGAACGATAAATATTACAAAGGTACTAAATGGGAAACACATTTGTTTGATGTTTTTCCTGAACTAGAACCATATCACAAAAAGGATTAATATGGACGCATATGAACTTTTAAGTAAAAGAAGACACATACATAAATTTGACGCAGAAAAAATACCACCTAAAGAGCAGATAGATGACTTGTTGTATAAAGCATGGAAAGTAACACCATCAAAAAATAATTTTATGCCATATCATGTTAACGTGTTAGGACCTGAGCATGTAAGTGAAAAGGAATCTATCACTAAAAAATGTATGCTTAATAAGAAAAGAATAAATGAAGATAAGATACCTAAACACTATTCAGAAAAACATAAAACGTGGGAAGAAGATGGTACTAATCCAGCGTTTGTACACATTAGAACAGCGCCATATGTGTTAGTGTTTACACAAAGAATATGTAAACCTAATAAATTTTACCAAGAGTGTATTGATAGAGGTGATTTCTTTGAACAAATGCACGAAGAATATCTAGCAGAATTACAAAGAACAACGTGTACTGAAATAGGTTGGTTTACATCAAACCTTACTAACCTTTGCTTAGAACAAGGACTTGATACAGCAACTTTATTATGTTTTCCTTATTATGAAAAAACATGGAATAGAGATTGGGAAGATATACCTTGGGTAAAATATCCTGTTCTTTTACTATGCAGTATAGGTTATAGTAAACAAAGCAGACGTGAGTTTATGCACCCAGCAAATAGAGCAAGAGATAAAAAACCTGAAAAAGAAACAGTTGTGGTATGGCGATAATACAAAACAAAACACTATTGTTATTAATTGATTTTCATGGTCATCCCATATTAGGTGACGATCACACAAATAATTTAAGATATTCTGAATTAATGGATTTTTTAAATAACGATAAAGAGCTTAATATAGTATCAAACCATTTGTTAGGCGAGTATCCTACACAGCGTGGCCCTAATAAACTAAAGGAAATAAAACGCATATATGATAATGAAGGTGTACATAATTGGGACAGAATTGATCCTGATAGAGAACCACCACCAAGTATAGTAGAAATAGAGAATATATTTAAAAACAGAAACTATAGAATAAACAATGTAATTCTAGGTGGTACAAATTTAGCAGGTTGTGTTTTAAGATCAAAACCATATTCAGCAATACATTGGGCAAAAAGAGGATATCATACGCAAATTTATTTACCATTGTGTGCTGATTATCAGTTACCAGGTATAAATCAGGTTGAAAGAAATTTACATGCCACTTCAATATTATACAACGTTATACGAGAAGAAAGATTGTGGGATTATATTGATATTGTAAGAATGAAAAACAGGTTGATAATACAATGAAGTGTAAAGAAAGAGAATTAGATTTAGAATTACCTGATTACATGACAAAAGGTGGGCCTGGTGATAAGTCAGCGCCTGGTAAAATTGATACATCTTCGTGGTTTAAGGATCAGTTAGACCGAGATAGTTGGGCGTATAATCCTTTTGTTGTTGATAAAGGTACAATAGGTCAGCAAGCAAAAGACCAAGAAATATTTTTTTGTGATATACCTTTCAATCAAGTTTATTTAGAGATAAGTGGTAACTATGCAGCCTGCTGTTTTGGGGCAGAGGCAGATGGTGAAGATGGTTTGCCAAATCATAATGTAAACAATACAACACTACAAGAATGGATGCGTGATAGCACGTATATGAATAATATACGTAAGGAAATGCTTGATCCTAATTCAGATTTAAAGACCGTAAAAAAAACTTGTAAGAGATGTATAGCAGATGAAAAGCGTTATGGCAGATCCCGAAGAACAGCATGTATGAAAATTCATACACAAGAAAAAGATTACTGGCAAGCAATAGAACGATCAGTATTGATGTTCAAAGCAACAGGTCAATATGAGTTTGAGGAAAGAATATTAGAAGTACAATTAAAAGTATATGGTGATGAGTGTAATTTAGATTGTCATATGTGTGTACATCAAAATTCAACAACCCGTCAACAAGTTGCAAAAAAAGGTGTATGGAGTGAAGAAATATTTGGTAATACTAATTATGGTAAAGGCGAATACAAAACATTTAATAGCAAAAATGTTGAAGATATGATACAGCAAACCGTAGAGTTAGCACCTTTCATACGTAGTATTAAAATTATAGGTGGCGAACCATTAATTATGAAAAAACACTATGAACTATTACAGAAATTAATAGACATAGATGAAGCAAAAAATATTATGATAAAGTATCAAACAAACTTTACAGAAACAAAAGCAGGCAAACATAATATCTTTAATTACATACCACATTTTAAGCTTGTGTCTATGGTTGCGTCTGTAGATGGCATAGGTCCTGTTATAGAATATATGAGAAGAAGAACAGATTGGAATAAAGTTATACAGAATACTGAAATATGTAGAAAGTATGATAATGTCGTTGTTGATTTTAATGGTTTAGTTTCGTTTTTAAGTGTTATGAGATTTTACGAAGTAATAGATTATTGTTTAGATAGGCCTAAACTAATAGATCAAATCAATTGGGCAATGGTAGAAAACCCAAAACATTTAAGAGTAAATAATTTGCCAGAAAAATTAAAACAAAGTTTGATTCCTAAATATGAAAAGTGGCCTGACATACAAGCTGCATTAAGGAAACCAGCTGATGAAGATGTTAATATACAAGATACATTTCAATATCTTTTAAAACAAGATAAATTCTATGAAGGAACAAAATGGGAATCACATTTGTTTAAGGTGTTTCCTGAGCTAGAAGAATACTATGACCCTATGTACAATCACAATGCTAATTTGAAACTAAATATAAAAAACAATGAGGATATATTATGACATTTGACGAACTACAAGCACTCGCTGAAAAAGACCTAAAAATAAATGATACTGAACTTGATTTAGAATCACTAAAAACACCACAACTACATAACAAGTATATGAAGTTTCATAATCAATATGTTAATCTATTGAAAAAGGCTGAACAAGACTTGGCAAGATTAACAAGAGAGAAATGGGAATACTATACAGGCAAAGCAGACCCTAGTGTATATCAGGAGAGACCTTTCAATCTGAAGATATTAAAACAAGATGTTGACAAATATCTTAAAGCAGATGATGACCTTATTAAGTTAGAACAAAAAGTAACTTATGTACAAAGTGTTGTTGACTACCTAGATAGAACAATTAAAATTATTTCTAATCGTGGCTTTCAAATTAAGAATGCTATAGACTGGCGTAAGTTTACATCTGGCGTAATCTAAAATGCAAAACATAATAGTTGACAAGGTCAATGACGTGTACCTACGTATTGACGCAGACGCAAGTATCCGTAGAGAGTTATCAGATTATTTCTCGTTTGAAGTACCTGGTTACAAGTTTACGCCTCAATTTCGTAATAGAGTTTGGGACGGAAAGATACGGTTATATTCGTATGCTACAGGTCAATTATATGTTGGATTGTATCCTTACTTAAAAGACTGGTGTAAGAAGAAAGATGTACATATTGTCGAATCTAGTCAAATCCTTGCATATAACAGCGGCATAGCCGCCGATATAGACGGTTTAATCGAGTCTTATGATATGTCTATCACGCCGAGGGACTATCAAATTAACGCTTTCAAGTTTGCACTAGAATATGAAAGAGGACTAGTTTTATCGCCTACTGCCTCTGGTAAATCACTTATCATCTATATGTTATGCAGGCACTATATGAATATGATAAACAACAATATTCTAATCATTGTACCAACAACATCACTAGTAGAACAATTATACAAAGATTTTAAAGACTACGGTTTCAATGTAGAAAAGAATGTCAGTAGAAAGTATCATGGTTATGATATAGATGAAGATAAACGAATCGTTATCTCAACTTGGCAGTCATTATATAAACTTCCAAAGAAGTTTTTTGAAGACTATGGTGCAGTTATAGGTGATGAGGCACACTTGTTTAAGGCTGTATCATTGACAAAGATAATGACTAAACTAACAGATTGTAAATATAGAATAGGTCTTACAGGTACGTTAGATGATAGTAAAACACATAAGTTGGTATTGACAGGTCTATTTGGTATGGTCAACAAAGTTGTATCTACTACAGAATTGATTGAAAGAAAACAACTTGCAAATCTAAAAATTAAATGTCTAAACTTAAAATATCCTGAAACAGAATCAAAGAAGATATATGGTATCAAGTATTTTGAAGAACTAGAATATTTAACTCAAAATACTGCTCGTAATAAATACATACGAAATCTAACCTTAGCACTTAATGGTAATACATTGTGTCTATTTCA